GTATTTGGCAACCTGAACATATGGTATTCGTGTCACATCAATAATTGAAAATGCTGAATAATCCAGACCAACACCTTCAGAACTATCAACGGTGATTACATACATATGATCTTTTTGTGGGTATTCATATATGTCAAAACCATCTGAAGATTCTATTGGTGTTTCATAAGTCAAAGATTTGAGTTTTGCCGCAGAAATAAGCGTTGCGGTAGAACCAATAAATTCTGTTTCAAACTCTTGTCTAAACTGTTCTTCAGAAGTGTTACGAATTGTTTCTTCTTTCCACTTTTGGTCACGGCCTGGTACCATTGACCAATGTACTTCAATAGGTTTGTACAGACTTCGTTTTTCTGTTGCATCTTTCCACATTTTGTAGAAAAGATTTAAACCGTTTGGTGTAGAAACAATAATAACTTTGGTAGTTTGACCAGAAGAAATTACAGGGTAAGTAGATGTAAAGAATTCTTCTGCAATATTATTAGGCACGAAAGCAAATTCATCAAGAAATACTAAGTTGTATGTACCACCACGAACACCAGCTCCTGATGTTGCGTATGCATAAATTTTAGATTTGTTTTCTAATTCAATATTACCTCTATTCCATACTAAAATACCTTGCTGCATCCAAATAGGAAGATATTCATAGGCATATTGAATACGACCAAGAATTTCTCGGGCTAGAGATCCTTTGTTGGCCAAAATTGCAATAGAATAGTTATCGTTAAATAAAACACACCATAACATATAACCAACTGTTGTAGTAGTTTTACCAACCTGTCGTGGCATCTTTGCAATGCAGAAACGATTCTGGTGAAAATCACGAACCATATCTTCTTGAAAGTTCCACATATCAAAAGGCACAAGACCTTTATCTACGTTGACAATTTTAACGTAGGTACGAATAAAATACACCGGATCTTCGGTGCATTTTACGATTTCTTTTAATTGTTCTTCGGTATAGGATATTTCAACACCGACTCTTTTAAGTCGGGCATTACCAAGGTATCCGTCATCCATAATTTAACGTGTGAAACTCTTTAGCATCCAACCATGTTTCTGATGAGCATCAAGAATATCTTGCAAGAAGTTTCCTACGGCAGGTTCGTCAGCAGCGTCAGCAATTGCAATACCAGCACGTAGTTCCATAATGTATTTGTCGTTATCGGCAGCAAGTTCAGACATCATGATAAGTGGTGAAGGAATAGCAACGATGTCTTGCACCTTTGATAGTTCCATCATTCTTGCCAAAGTTGTTGGTGCATATGAACCTAACGCACGAATATGTTCTGCAATTGGGTCTGTGTTGGCAAATACGCCTTCATAAAAAGCACCAAGAAAATTATGGTACTCAGCAAAGTTTGGACCTTCTACATTCCAATGAAAGGTGTGTGCTTTGAAATACAAACCAAAGTTTGTACCCAAAATGACCTTCATCTGTTCGATTAGTTGTTCCATAATTTTATTTATTTCCTTTAATCATTTTAAGTAAGTCGTTAGTGGAGCCAACAAAGACTGCTTTATCTATGTTGACTCCTTTTGTTGACTCAGATTGGGGTGCAAGTTCTTTTTTACGTTTCTGAAGTTCCAACAAATCTTTGTTCATCTCAGCCAGATTTTTCATCATTGTGGCTAAGACTTCATATGCTCTTGGTGACTCTGACTGATTTGCAACTGATGCCAGTTCTGTCAATGCCCTATTTCCATTGTCAATTAATGTACGCATATTTGTGCGGGCAAATTCAGCATCAGCATCAATTTCATTGCTGTTGTCATTTACGACAACAGGTAAAGTTTCTAAAGTTTTTTCTTCGATTGGTTCAACATCAAAGATTTCAGATAAATTTTTGTTTAGTTTTTTCATGATAAAGTATCAGGCCATTCTTTAATTGTTTCAATAAATCCATAATCAGCAGGTGGTGCAGTATTTGCAGGAGTAGGCTCTACTATTACAGCCGCCGCATTAATTGAAGTGGAGTCTAGTGTAGATACATTGTATCTTGCACCAGAGTAATCACCTGTAAGTGTATATCCAGATTCAATATACTTATTGCCACCTGTAATGACTAATGTACCAAGTGAAGTATTGCTGAAGTATTCTACAGTACCAAAGAAACCATTTGCGCTATCACGAATTGTTTCACCTGTGGTAAACACGTTGTTACCGTTTGCATAATCAACATAGACCTTTTGTATTTCTTTAGATGTAAGGTCAATATTGATGTTTGTATTAGCTTGATTGATAAGTTTGCCAGATTTGACTGGTGGCCAGATGAAACTCTTGGCAGTAAACGTCAAATCCCAAATAATAATTCTTGTGGTGCCATCACCCATGCCACCTTCATACTCAACCGTAGATGCTACAGAATTGAGTATGATAGGAACAGTATACTTTTGACCCATTTGTGGGATAAAATCTACCACAACACTGAAATCTGGTGTGAAGAATGGTAAAATTTGTTCTAGTATCTGTGTGCCATCTTCCGTATTTCGAACATAGATTGATAAACTAAATTCAAAGTTATATGGTACAGGCAAATATTGTGTTGCAACACCCGTGTTTGTAGCAGCAGCAAAATTTTGTAAGGTTGAAATCTGTTTACGATTTGCATCATACTCAAGACTGTCAAGATTAAATGACATTCTAGGTATAACAGAATTAACCGACTTAATTAAATTTGGATCAGAAGTAATCTGTGTCAGATATCTTTCTTTTGGTCCGTATGACAACGGAACTTTAAGTTTTTCTTTTGGTGCACCTGCTTGTGTGTATCGAACAATCTCCAAATCATTGAACATTGTACCAAACACAACCACCATTTTACGAATGGTGCGGTGATAAAACTGAGCATTACCTAACATTACGGTTCTCCAAACGGATTAACTTCCGTAAAGTCGATGATGCCATCACTGGCTGCTTCAATACGAGCATTGTCAATAATGTCTTCGAACGCTGTGTTTTGAACTGGTGCATCAGAGGCAAGTGTGACTGTCCACTGTGCGCTGCTTGTATTGCCATGTACATTTGCGGTTGAAGTAAAATCACCTTGCATACGGTACACATCAATATATGCATTTGGTTGAAAATCATAAACTAAGGCTTGTGCCGTAGCAGTTGATAATGAAGAACCTTGATATACGATTTCATCATTCACAAATTTACCTGAACCAGAGCCTAATGAAATACGAAGTTTGGGATAGTAATTACGGATGTTTCCATCAATCTCCGAAATGCCGGTTTCAATAATCTCATTAGAGAAATAAAACTGTTTCAATTTCAAAGCATACACATACACATTACCACCACGACCACGACCTAATGTATAAAACATTGCTTGATCATTTTCCGATTCAACACTGGTGATTTCAAAGAAACTTGTGGTCATTGGAATATAAATCAAATCACCTTCAAGAGGTCGTGTTAAACCATTAACCGCATATCTGAATCTTAATCTAGATACGAGCAATGTTGCTTCGTCACGAATCTCTAAACCAAATTTAGATATAAAGTCTTGATCACCATCAAAACCATTTACATTTTCCAAATACATTTCAATTGGGTGTGCAATACGATATTCTTTCAGAACATCTTCACCAAACAGATAATCTACTTGATCACGTGTTGTTCGTGGTAAATAATAAACATCCAATCCATAAATCTTGAGTGCTTCAATAACAAGATTTTCAACCAATAACTGTTCAGGAGTGATGACATTGCCACCACCCAACTTTGAAGGAAAGTTATTAAAATAAAAATTAGTAGTCATTAGCCAGTAAAGATTTCTGACGGCAGTGAACCCATCATGTAAATCTGTTCTTCCATTTCTTTTATTTCTTCTGTCGCCTCATCGTAAATCTTTTGACCGTTGAGTGTTACACCACCAGGCATTTGAATACCCTCAAACTTTTTGAGATTGTTACCCCATTGTTGTTTGATTTTTGCGGTAGCCAATTGCTTTAGAAAACGGTCATTCCAAACATCAGTTGTGCCTTCAATTTGAATTGCTGAGTTATTATGTGTTAATGTTGGAGGTCCAACTAATGTCAGGCTTGTAGGCGACTCGATGTTACCAACTTGTTTTGATTCTCCACCAATGGTAATAAAATCAAACGGTACAATTTCTTGGTCGAACTTTGTGCCATATCCAGTGATTGTGTTTGATGATGGTGAACCTGTAACTGTACCAGTAAGTGTAACTGTTTCTGGTCGTATTGTACGATAACATTCAACAACAACCCATTCACCAGGTTCTACATCTCTTGTCCAATCAATGTCTAAGAATACTTTATTTTGATGACGATTAAAACGAAACTGCGGTGTACCAGAGAACAATAGATTCAGTGTACGCAAGTGCTGCATCGTAATTTCATACGACACATAAGATACCGATGTAAAATCATATAAATCATGCAAACGTAATTGATAACGCAGGTCAAACATATTGATCGATGCGTTTGATTGATCAAATGGAAAAATGCCAGTTACAAACTGCACCGCATCTGGACAATAAATCCATTGACGGTCAATATCTGCCTGAGTAATTTGATGTTTCATAAACAATTTCTCTGTGCCATCATAGTGATAGTCACGCCAGAAATTTAGGGCATCGTCAATGCGATCATCTACTTGATCATCATCTACGTTAATTTCAATGACTGGCCAACCAAGTCGGCGTAAACAGTAGTCTTTGAATTGTTGTCTTGTGTTTATAGTTGCCATTTTTACATTCCGCCAAATAGAAAGGCATCATCAAAAATATCTGGTGGTGAAACAATGTTATTACCACTTACAGCATTGTTAGCAATTAAGTTGCCAGTTACCGCACCAACAGCAATTAAGTTTGATGTTATTGTGGATGTATCTATCAGAGGTCCTTTTAC